ATAAATAGTTTACGCCAGTTGTAGCAAATGTACCGAGTGCGGTTCTACCGCTCGCTGTTGAATTAAAGTCTGAATCCAGACCTGCCATCCAAACATATTCTGAGCGATTGTTGATAGCATCAACAACATAGTTGTTTGTACCATCAGTATTTTTTGCGTCGCCAGCGAGTGATAAGAACGGGAAAGTTTCGAGGATTGCTCCTCTAGTTCCTGTAAACAAACCATCGTTGTCTACGACTGCAATATGAACTTCGTCATTTGAACCACTTCTATCTGATACCCAATCAGAAGTTGATGGTCTTTTGTCAAAATCTGAAGCATATGCCCAGTTGTTAAATACGACTCCAGATCCATCTGGAGGACATACTGATACACGAATTGAATTACCGAGTTCTCCAGGATATTTAGCAATAAAAGTATGCTTTCCTGATGCGAGTGCCCCTTCTTGGGCATCCCAATCCCCTTGGTTCTTAACTGTTGGCAGTGATAGAGAACCATCACTGTCTATAGCTCGTTGACCAATAGCGGATCTAGAATTTTTTGCTGCCGACGTTGCCGCTCTTACAACTTGCAGTGAACTCGAGTACCGCAAGAAATATTGTGCTGAGTGGAAGTCGATCGTTGTGTCGGAATCTGGTGTAGCAAAGGTATCTACAAGAGTCGCTTCATTATCGATTCTTACTCTTTGCTCAACTGGACCCCAACGAAAATTACCAGCGATTGCTCCAGTAGTAGACTGAACATTAGGGACTCCTCCTGTCAGATCTATTTCTTTTACAACAACCGCAGGACTTTCAGACGGTGTTCCAAGTGCCATGGTTCTATTTCCTTAAAATTGAATTATATGTTGTCATAATACGGTTGTTTTCAATATTCATCATTATTTATAATATTTACAAATTTGGATCAAATTCCACTTGCCAACGATATCTATCATCATCTCGTTCATATAAATCAATCTGATCGCTATTATCCTGTATATAACCGAAAGGAACTACTTCTTCTTCGATCTCTTTCATTCTCTGCTCGAATAACATTCGTTTCATATCAATATCCGTCATATCTGCAAAATATTGTGTAGAAACAAAATAACCAAACATAACGAGGTTCATCATTAAATCATCGTGATTACCATCCGATGCTTCATATGATTGACCTCTCGATTCAAAGGTGGATATTTCTAAGATAGTTTGCTCATCATTTATTTTTAATTTGTTATTTTCTAATATGTCTTTAATCGCAGAGCAACCCAACCTTTTGCTCTTACGAGTAATTTCTATTCCTAGTTTATTGGATTTGATTACAGATTCTACATGCATATTTTCATATTCAAAGTCATGATATAATCCATTACAAACCACCATCCCTTGATCATTTGATTCGATAACGACATATGCTTCGTTGTAAACTTTCGCATACTTATATATAATGTTGGGGAAGAGTAATGGAGAGATAGTGTTGTTGCGATATACAGCTACCTGCTCAAAAGGTCTTGTGCTAATATCGATTAAATTAAATGTAGAATAATCCTGTCCTCTTCCCTTACTTACATCAACGGTCATTATGTAATCGTGATCTTTTTGCGGTTTTTTATAAACTAATAATAAACCACCTTCTAAAATTTCTACAGGGTTTGCCGCACGAAACCCGAGTAGACATTCAGCATTGATAAGTGTATCACCTGTACCGAAGAAAGTATTACCAAACTCTTGATCAAATTGAAGTTGACTCGTATTTGAAATAGTTTCTTTTTTCCATTCTTCATCGCGTCCTGGAACATCCCACCAATCCACTCTAAACGAAGAAAACTCATTTACTCTTTGTACAGATCCTTCCCAAATTTTGTGAAACTGGTTACCAATTCCATTAGCAGTCGATGTAATAATAACTTTGGTGCCAGTACCAGCTGATACAACTGGATATGTTGAGGTATAAAATTCAGCAGCACGTTCAACAAAAGCAAACTCGTCGAGATAAAGAAGATTAACTGACATACCACGAATAGAGCTACCGGAAGTAGCAGCAGCGATAATCCTGGAATTATTACTGAATTCCAGAGAACCTTTATTGAGTGCTTTGGATCCAGGCTGAAGAAAGAAAGGAATGTTCTCCAGCATAAGTGTAATGCGAGATAACATTTCACGCGCAGTCGCCCCTTTATTTGCCAAAATGGCAATAGTCTTTTCCGATTGAAAGAGAGCGAACCAAAGTAAATATGCACACGCCGATATCGATTTACCAGACTGTCTACAAGCGAGTACAATAGAGAAACGATTTTCATTAAAATGCCCAAACATTTCTTTCTGATAAGGATATAGTTTAAATGGAACTAAACCCGAATCGAGAGAGATCACCTTAATATAATTTTCCGCAAAGTATATAGGGTCATCCATACACTTCTTGTATTCCTGTAGTCGTTCTGGCGTCCATTGTTGCAAGACACCATCACGTTTTACATTAGGATTTCCTAGATAACTATCATTCTGTTGGAGTGACATTAATCAATTTTTCATCTTCATCATTTTTCATCATCTTTTGCAAATCTGATGTTGTCAAGTAAAAATTATTTGTGGTGCCATCCGAAAGTTGTTTTATATCTTCTTTGTTGATGTCTTTTTGTTTTTTGTTCAAATCCATCAACTTGTCATTCACGTCAGACACGTTTTTAATTAGACCAGACAACACCTCGTATGCGCGAGGATGCTCGCTTTCACGAGCAACCTCTATCATGTTTTCAAGAGCATCTTTACCCTTCTCGATAAGCTCATACAAAGTTTCTCGAGAATAGTCATAGTCATTGTTTACATTCTTATTTTCATTATCAGACATTGTTTTCTCTTAGTGTGAAGCATACCCCGCAGGAATAGGATATTCTAGAGCAGAGTCAGTTTGTATTTTAAATCCGAAATCAATTGAACTATTCTGTTGTGGCACACCTGCTGAGTCTTGCGCTTCCTTACCGAATAGAGGTGAGATGAACATTCTTAAATCCCTATCTCTGTCTCCTAAGAACAATGCTCCTGGTCTACCGAAACCATAAACTGAGGTTCCTAGGATTTCACCTTGTAGTGGAGCAGTTGCTGAATCGTGCGCTGGATTATATGAAGAACCAAATCCTGCAGGATTTCTAAAATATGCTGAGTCTCCTGGAAAGGCATCATACCAAGCTCCGTTTCTACCCAAGAACAATCTAGTTTGACCATTTACATCTGGCACACCATTATAAGCGAACATTAATGTATCGCCAACTTGCGTGTGATCAGTTTCATTTGAATCATTGATTTGTCCTTGAAAATTAAATCTAGGAAGTCCTGCCGGAGATCCAGATGCTCTCCTTTTATTAAATGAAGTAATCAATTCAAATGAGCGTAAATAAAATCCAAATACTTCCCAACCAGATTGTCCATATGCTGCATTAACCGAACCATTATGCCATTCACGATTTCTAGGAAAATCTTTCCTAGCAAATAGAATTTCAACATCAGAACCAGTTTTGTCTCTGTATTGACCTGTAGTTGAACCACCTTCATAGTTGTCGGTGATTGGAGTTTGAGTCATATTCCATGCTATAGGATTATTACCAGCAGAGTCAACCGATGTCGGCATCTTCGTAATTTTCATTTCCCAGTAATATTTACCATCATTTTTAATCGTTGTGGACATTAATGCTTCTGCACCACGACCAATTAACCTATTGTCACGGATTTCGGCGAAGCTGGTTCCTGGTCTCGTACCACCGTTGATAGAATCTTGATAATAGTTTAAACCACCTGTATGTCCTTTAGGCATCTCAATTCTTCCTGGAGCAGCAAATCCAGGAACGTTTTGAAATCCAAAAAATTCAAGTGTAGATTGACTTGGGCCAACGTGATCACTATCTCTTAAAGTAAATCTATGGGTGTGTTCCATAGTTCTTAAATTAACTTGATCTGCAGGTTCAAAATCTTGTAACTCTTGAGTTTTTGAAGCGATTGTCAAATCGTTATTGAATACCAAAGGTCTTGACAATGCTGGAAAATTTCTCTCAATAGTTCTTAAGAGAGTCGTTTGCGAAAAAGAGAGCAAGGAGTTTGGGTCATCTGGATTAGCAATGTTGTTTCCAACATGGTGACCAGCGACATATGCCATGGAGACAACTTGCTGTTTCCCTGTTCTACTATCTTTAATAAATGGCATGTTTTATCTCCTTAAACTAACTTTGTGTTAGTGATTGTAACTAAATGCCCCGACACAAGAGGAGTCGCTAAAGTCACTTGTGGGTTTACATTAGTTGCTTGTAATGTGTAATCGACTGCGTCTTGAAGTAGCATACCATTCAGATATACCTGACAACCTCCTGAGTCATAATTTAATGTCGATCCATTATCATCAGCACCTGTAAACACAACCTGCTGATTCGTTGAAGTATAGTAGAACTTATCAATCTGGACGTTAACATTAATTGTTGCTCTAGCATTAACATATGCCGAATCAATCAATTGAATCGCTTCTGCAGAATCCAGATAGTCTCCTTCTACAATTGTTAATCTACCATCTAGGTCAGTGAAATTACCATCGAGCTCAGCATAGGTAAGCTCACTACCTTTGGCACCTCTAAGTGTTATTGTCATTTTTATCTCCTAATGAGCTTACACTCCACCACCATTATAAGTGATATCTGTATTAAATCCAAAATCACTATCTGCCATACCAAAAGCAGTTAATGGGTCGGGAGTTACTGTTACTGTCTCCAGCTGTACATCAGAGTCCACACCACCTGCATCCATTTGGAAAACTTTAGCAATAGAAGTGCGAATAATATCTTTGTTCTGAATTGGGCCATAGAATTGTATTTTCATTTCGAATGTAAGAGTGTATATAATAGTTCTTCTTTGTTCTAACGACCCATCATAATCATCTTGAAAAGTTACACTCTGAATAATAATTGGGATATCTTCCGTAAAATCTGGATGCTCTGAGGCAAAAGGTTTAATCGTTAATGTATACTGCGGATTAAACGTAGGAAGGATTTGCTCAACGATTTGTAGTGCATCATCCTGACTCTTAGCAAAAATATTTAATTGAAATCCAATATTATAAGGAACAGGTGAATAAAATTTTTGTCTGTTGCTTACTGCGTTCCCTGCTGAATTAAAATTACTGACTTTGGTTAATTGCCTTGTCTGATCGTAACCTAAATCTACAATTTCAAATGACATACGAGGCAATTTCAGTGCAACTCTTGTATCATCTTCAAGACTTGGGTTCTCTCTTATCCTCTGTAAATATTTTACTCTTGGCGCATAGGCGAGTGGAACTTTCATCTGGTTTAATACACCACCAGAAGCATTTTTACGAATTACATATATGTTGTTAAACATTCTACCGAAAATAGAAACTGCTTTTCTAATCTTTTCGTGATAGAAATAAGTTCCAAACATTAGTTATTCTCCGGATCGCCGAATGGGTTATTCTCAGTAAAGTCTAGGAAGTCATCGACAAAAGTCTGAGAGAACACATCATTTTGTTCATTCTCTGACATTTTATTTTGTTCTTCTACACTAATCACATCTAACCCTGTATTAAAGTTTAACGTTTTATTTATTAGTTGTGCACCACCGATAAATGTGTGATATTTTCCATCATCAGCACCCACATGCGCGAGAGAAAGGTATCTTGCTGAATCGAGCGCGGAGTCTTTCGTGTACCACTGAACCTCACCCTGTATTTTAATTCCACTTGAAAAAGTTTGCTCCACTATATCACCAAGTCTATAATTACTATCTCTCACAGTGTTGCCACCAATCAATGTGACTCCGGGAGCAGAATCATATCCACAACCAGAATCCGTAATTACAAGTCTATTAACTTTACCAAGAGAACTATCTATGTAAGCACTTGCTTTCGC